TAGTCAATGGTAAAGTAAATATTATTGACTACAAGACTAATAAAGAAATTAAGACAAAAGGTTTTACTAATTGGGAGGGTATAACACAGATGATGTCATATCCTGTTAATAATCTTGAGGATTGCCATTTAAATCATTATGCACTCCAGCTCAGTATTTATATGTATATTATATTGAAGCACAATCCTAAACTTAAACCAGGTAGAATATTTGTGCATCATGTAACATTTGAAATAGAAGGTGAAGATAATTGGGGATATCCTATCAGTAAGAAAGATCATAACGGGAGCCCTATTATAAAAGAAGTCATACCAATATTATTACCATATCTTGTAGATGAAGTAATAGGAGTACTGCATTATATAAAAGAAAATCCAATTAAAAAGAAACATTGATGATTATTAAACTATTTGAAGTACAGAATAATGTAGTTATTCCTACAGAGCACTGTTACACACTGAAAGCCTTAAAAGATATAATGGAGGAATATCCGGATGATTACTTAAAAATATATCAATATTTGTTCTACATGACCTGTCCAAATCCGGATATGAATCCATTCTTCCATACACCAGATGTAGATAAGGAACCTTTGATAATGACACAAATAGATGGAGACTTCTCAACAGAAGATAATAGTATATTTATAGCACTTAAGTTTTGTCAAAGAATGTATGAAACACCTACATCCAGAGCCTATGATGGTATGAGAACAGCTCTAGATAGAATTGCAAGATATCTTTCTACTACACAGATTACAGATGGTAAGGATGGTAATATAGGTCAGATTAGAGCTCTTGCAAAAGACTTTGATTCTATAAGACAATCCTTTAAAGGAGCATATAAAGACCTGCAAGAAGAACAATCAAGCAGAAGCCGTGGAGGAATTGGGCTTGCTTATGATTCATAATTCTATTACTAATGGAAATATTTGAAAGCATACCAACTTGGGATAATGGAACTTGGACTATAACAGACTTTAGTTCCAGAGAAGAGTTATCTGATTTTGTATTTAGTATATTTAAAGAACCAGGTAAATATAACTTTGATGAAACAAGTAAACTATTTAATGCTGAGTCAACCAGATTCATAAAAGATAAAATATACACAGCCACAATACCCAGATCTAAAGACTTTGTCACATACTGGGATGACCAAAACTTAAGTGCAGAAGAGGAGTTATTTTTAAGTCCGGAGAGAAGGCATGGTACATTACCAGAGACTATTATATGTGGCTTAATTTCTTGCCCATATTTGATAAAGAACAACAAGTATTTGACTTTGCTAAAATCAGGGACGCACAGTACCACATGGCCCTATATGAATTACTTGCAGAGCTCAACTACAAACATGTAGCTATTCTTAAGAAACGGCAGATAGCATCTTCTTATTATCATATGGCCAAGTTATTAAACCAGCAATGGTTTGAGCCAGGGGTAACACTAAAGATTGGAGCAAGTCTTAAAGATTATATCAATGAGAAAGGATCTTGGAAGTTCTTACAGGAATATGCGGCTTTCTTAAATGAACATACAGCATGGTATAGACCTATGTCACCAGACAAGGTTATGATGTGGCAACAAAAGATTCAGGTAAGGAAAGGAGATAGAAATACAGAAGTAGGTCTTAAAGGTACCATACAAGGCATGTCCTTTGAGAAAGATCCAACAAATGGTGTTGGTGGTCCAGTTAAATACTTCTTCCATGAGGAGGCAGGGATTGCTCCTAAGATGGATAAGACATATGAGTACATGAGACCAGCAATGAGATCTGGTTTAATTACTACTGGTTTATTTATTGCCGCAGGATCAGTAGGGGATTTATCTCAGTGTAACCCATTGAGAGATATGATTCTAAATCCTACTTCTAAAGATATATATGCTGTAGAAACTAATCTACTTGATGATAAAGGTACTGAAGGTATGTCAGGATTGTTTATTCCTGAGCAATGGTCAATGCCACCTTATATAGATCAATATGGTAATTCACTTGTAGAAGAATCATTAAAAGCTCTTGATGATCAGTTTGAGAAATGGAAGAAAGAACTAGGTCCTGAAGATTATCAGCTAAGGATATCTCAGCATCCCAGAAATATTAAAGAAGCATTTGATCATAGATCAGTATCTGTGTTTCCATCTCACTTAGTTGCAGCACAAGAAAGAAGAATAGAAGAGAAAGAATATGCTTATGAGTTCTTAGATATAACAGCAGATGCAAATGGTAGACCTGCAGTTATGCCAACAAACAAAAGACCAATAATGGATTTTCCAGTTCCTAAAAAAATGGAAGATAAGACTGGTGTACTTGTAGTATGGGAAAGACCTATTAAAGATCCTCAATTTGGTCAATCATATTATGCCTCCATTGACCCCGTGTCTGAGGGAAAGACAACTACCTCAGAATCACTATGTTCAATATATGTAATGAAAGCTCCTGTTCAAGTAAGTAAAGTTACAGGCACTGAAACAGAAACATATATAGAACAGGATAAAATAGTTGCAGCTTGGTGTGGAAGATTTGATGATATAAACAGAACTCACCAAAGACTAGAGTTAATAATAGAATGGTATAATGCATGGACAGTAATAGAGAATAACATTTCTCTTTTCATACAATACATGATATCTAAAAAGAAACAAAAATACTTAGTACCTAAGAGTCAGATTATGTTCTTAAAAGATCTTGGATCCAATGCTAATGTATTCCAAGAATATGGTTGGAAAAACACCGGAACATTATTTAAGGCCCATCTACTTAGTTATGCTATTGAATATACCAGAGAGGAATTAGATGTAGAGACTAAGCCTGATGGTACCATAGTAAGAACTAAATACGGTATAGAAAGAATTCCAGATCCTATGCTTCTCAAAGAAATGAGAGAATATGCAGATGGAGTCAATGTGGATAGACTAGTTTCATTCTGTGCTCTTGTGGCATTTATGAGAATACAACAAGCAAATAGAGGTTTTGCAAGAAGAGTTATAATGGATGATGCAGCTAAAAACTTGCAAAAGTCAGAAAATTTGTTTAAATTAAACAGTAGTCCATTTAGACATGTGGGAAAAACACATTATGATAGAGGACAAGGAGTTAAAAGATCTCCATTTAAAAATATAAAGTAAGATACTATGCAAATAATAAACGCATTACAAGCTAAGGCTGGAGCAAAGACTCAAAGTAATAGGATGGGTACAATCACCCAACCATTACAGTTTCTTCCTAAAAAAGAAAAAGATGATGAGTGGGCTGCTTGGAACTTAGATTGGCATGAATGGCAAGGACTTAAACAGATCCGTAGAAATGCCCGTAGGTTAATGAAGAATTACAAACTTGCAAAAGGTGTTATAGATAAGTCTGATTATATAGTTGAAGAGAATAATGACTATAGAGAAATAGTTGAAGTACTTACAAAAGAAGATACTTCTGCTTTAGAATTAAAGTTCTATCCTATCATACCAAATGTTATTAATGTTTTAGTAGCTGAATTTGCTAAAAGATCAAGTAAAGTGACATACCGGGCAATGGATGAATTGTCTTACAATGAGATGATGGAGCAAAAGCGTAAGATGGTAGAAGAGACTTTGCTTTCTGATGCTCAAATGAAGATACAAGCAGCATTAGTTGAACAAGGTATGGATCCTGAGTCTGAAGAGTTTCAACAAGAGATGAGTCCTGATAAACTTAAAACACTTCCTGAGATAGAAATGTTCTTCCGTAAGGATTATAAATCTATGGTAGAAGAATGGGCAACTCACCAACACAAAGTAGATGTAGAAAGATTCTGCATGGATGAGTTAGAAGAAAGAGGTTTCAGAGACATGTTGATTACAGATAGAGAGTTCTGGCATTTCCGTATGATGGAAGATGATTATGAAGTAGAGTTATGGAATCCTGCTATTACATTTTATCATAAGTCACCGGATGCAAGATATATATCACAATCTAACTGGGTAGGTAAAACAGATATGATGACTCCTTCTGATGTTATTGATAGATATGGATACATACTAACAACAGAACAATTAGAGGCATTAGAGGCAGTGTATCCTATCAGATCTGCTGGTTATAATGTGGGTGGTATGCAAAATGATGGTTCATTCTATGATGGAACTAAATCTCATGAATGGAATACCAATATGCCATCACTAGCTTACCGTCAATATACCACAGGTATGAATGGTACAGTACTAGAGGGTGGTGATATTATAGCTCAAATACTTTCTGAAGGAGAGGATTATGTTGATCAAGGTACTGCTTACTTATTAAGGGTCTCTACTGTATATTGGAAATCTCAACGTAAAGTTGGTCACTTAACTAAAGTAACAGATAATGGTGAAGTACTTAATGAAGTTATAACAGAGAGCTATAAGATTACTGATAAACCTATTTATGATACTAGACTATTTAAAAACAAATCAAAAGATAATTTAGTATTTGGAGAACATATAGACTGGATCTGGATAAATGAAGTATGGGGTGGTGTAAAAATTGGACCAAATATTCCTTCTTTTTGGGGTATGAATAACCCTGGTGGATTTGCTCCTATCTATGTAGGTATAGATAAAAATAAAATTGGACCATTAAGATTCCAGTTTAAAGGTGACAATACATTATATGGTAGCAAGCTTCCTGTAGAAGGAGCTGTATTCTCAGATAGAAACACTAAGTCTACTGCACTTATTGATTTAATGAAGCCATACCAGATTGGGTATAATATTGTTAATAATCAAATAGCTGATATCTTAGTAGATGAGCTAGGTACTATTATCATGCTTGACCAGAATACTTTACCAAGACACTCATTAGGAGAAGACTGGGGGAAAGGTAATTTGGCTAAAGCTTATGTAGCAATGAAGAATTTTGGGATGCTACCTTTAGATACCTCAATAACTAATACAGAGAATGCACTGAATTTTAACCATTTCCAAAAACTTGATCTATCTCAAACAGAAAGGCTAATGACAAGGATACAGTTGGCTAATCACTTTAAGCAACAAGCTTATGAGGTAATAGGTGTCAATCCACAAAGGATGGGACAACAAATAGCACAAATGACAGCAACGGGTGTAGAACAAGCTACTGCTTCTTCATATGCACAAACAGAAGTATTCTTTATCCAACATTGTGATTACTTAATGCCTAGAGTACATCAGATGAGAACTGACTTAGCTCAGTACTATCATTCTACAAAACCATCTTCAAGGTTGACTTATATAACATCTGCAGATGAGAAAGTTAACTTCCAGATAAATGGTACTGATTTGCTAATGAGAGATCTTAATATTTTTGTAAGTACTAATGCAAACCATAGAGCTATTCTTGAACAGCTTAAGCAAATGGCTATGCAGAATAATACTACAGGAGCCTCTATATTTGACTTAGGTAAAATTGTTCAGTCAGATTCAATAGGACAGCTTAACACTGTACTCAAAGATTCTGAAATGAAACAACAAAAAGCTAAGGAACAAGAACTGCAGTCTCAACAACAAATGCAAGAACAACAACTTCAACAACAACAAGAAGTTGAAAAAATGAAGATTGATGCTGTTGCTGCTGAAAATGAGAAAAATAGACAGAGAGATATATTGGTTGCTGAAATTAGAGCTGCTGGTTATGGATCTTCTGTAGATATTAATCAAAATCAACAATCTGACTTTGCAGACCAAATGGGTGAGATAAGAAAATCTGAACAATATGAAGCACAGATTAACTTACAAACTCAGAAAGATAGTAATAGAATGACTATTGATAGAGACAAGAATAACATTGAAAGAGAGAAATTACAAGTTCAAAAGGAGATAGCTGATAAGCAATTAGAGATAGCTAAAACCAACAAAAACAAGTTTGATCAAAAAGGTTCTAAAGAAAAGAAATAGTACTTAGCCATATAATGCTAATTTTTTATTGAAGACCTTTTAAATTTTTCAAGTT